CGCCTGACACGCTTGGAACGCACCTTTTAAGTCGGTCCTTTGCGAAACAGCCTTAAATCCTTACCTTTGTATCGTTAATAAGTTGGTAGAATTATAGTTTGATAGTTAATAGTTTTTTCAGATTAAAGATTGTTTAGGATGACGGGCTAACGCAGTGATGCGTTAGCCCTTTTTGTATCGTTTTTTATCATTAGATAATTACTTCTAAATCACTGATTATAAAGGCGATAGTACTTGCGTGTTTCTTATTATAGTGTTACCTTAGCAGTACAATTAGAAACAAAGAACATTCAAAAAACAAAGATTATGAACGAGCAAATTCAGAACATTCTCAACGAGAACGGAACAAAGACTTCTAAGATTCAGAAACTTCTTAGCCTTGGACTTACACGCAGACAGGTTGCTGACCTTGTAGCAAACGGAAACTACGGCTTCGTGCAGAACGTCTACAAGCGAATGATGCAGGGAATCACACAGAGCGCAGCACAAGCAGCATCAACAGTTCTTCCACAACTCGACTACACTTTCAACCGCAACTTCGGTATCGAGATTGAAGCTTACAACTGCACACGTGAACGCCTCGCAAGAGAACTTACCGCAGCAGGCATCAGAGTTAACGTTGAGCGTTACAACCACACCGACCACAACGACCATTGGAAGTTGGTTACCGACAGCAGCCTTTCAGGCAACAACACCTTCGAACTCGTTAGCCCAATCCTCCACGGAGAGCAAGGAATTGAGGAACTTGAGAAGGTCTGCTGGGTCCTCGACCTTTGCAACGCTAAAGTTAACGACTCTTGCGGACTTCACGTTCACATGGACGCTGCGGAGTTCGACCTTCAGACTTGGAAGAACCTTATAATTTCTTACAAACGCCTTGAGAATGTAATCGACCACTTTATGCCACTAAGCAGACGCAACAACCGCTACTGTAGGACCATTTCCACCATCTCAGAGATAGCAATCAACCGAGCTTCTAACATTAGCGACCTCAGAGCTGCTTTTGCTAACAACCGCTACCACAAGATAAACCTTGAAGCCTACGCACGCCACCGCACGGTAGAGTTCCGCCAGCACGGAGGTTCAACGAACTTCACAAAGATGTCTGCTTGGATTCATTTTCTCGCAAAAATGATTACCTTTGCAACGCAAGGCAAGGTGAAAAACAACACCACCTTGCAGAATATTCCTTTCCTTACTGAAAGCGAAAAGTTATACTTCAGATTAAGAACTAAAAAATTAGCAGCATGTTAACAACTTACAGGCTGAAGGGTGGCGACAAAATCGTCGCCACCTCTCCAGCAGACTTCCTTCACCAGCTTCGCATAGGCAGCCGATTCGATAGCGAAGGCACAGACGAAGAATATATGGTGCGCTTCGCTCACCGCTTACAGGAACTCGAGGGCTACCTTGTTTCCACAGACAGCCCCGATGCCTTCCTTGCCGACCTAATTAACAACGCCTTCGTGACCGTTGAAAAATAAAACACGATGCTCGTTTCTTTGTAGCCGTAGCAGTTTCCGTACTGTTACGGCTTTTTTATGTCGAATATTGAGAAAAAATAAACTTTCTATCAATAGTTATCAATTTCGTTAAGTCACGAAAATGTTTTAAATGTTAAATATTCAATCTTACTACGATTTTTTATAGTAAATATTTGCATACTACAAATATTTGTAGTACCTTTGTATTGTCTTAAGAAAACAATGAGAATATGAAACAGAAAAAAGAAATGATGGAGGTTACACCTGAAGAAAGGGAACTCCTTGAGAGAATGAGAAATTACAATCGCTCTTATCCAAATGGCTATCCGCAACTCCTTTGGGATTTACAGGAACTCTTCGACAAAATGGTCCGACAGCCATACGAATAAAGCTAAAGACCTCTCCCTTACGAGGGAGAGGCACAATAAAGTAAAACTATAAACACAGCAACAATGGAAACAGTTATGACAACCCCAGTAGTAGTTACTGATATGAAAAGAAAAGTACAAGACATCTTAATGTCAGTTTCATGGCGTGATTTTGCCAACACCTACTTTCAAAAATCTTCCTCTTGGTTTTACCACAAAATGGATGGCATTGACGGCAACGGAGGTACAGGTGGTTTTAACCAGCAGGAAACCGAGCAGATGCGAGGCGCACTTATCGACCTATCCAACCGCATTCGTCGTGCAGCAGAAAATATTTAGGCGAGGTTCTCATTGACCTTAAGACAAAAGTCACTCATCGCCTATGGGTGCATTTTAGCCTCTCGCAATGCGAGGGGCTTTGCGCATTAAATACCGAAAAATTTGCGTCACGCAAAAAATGATTGCGTAAAGTCTTGTTTTTTACGCTAATTATCCCTATATTTGCACCGAAACATTTATAGTATTATCGTAATTATGGCTTATAAGAAAAATCCCATTACCGTTATCAATGCCACTCCCAGAGTAAAGAGGGTTATTGAAGAACTGAGAGCAAACAAGCGCACTCAGGTGGAGAAACTACGCAATATGAAGCCTGAAGATTTCTCGTTACGCATCATATTATAAATGAGACATTTATTTATAGAAACTGACGCTCAACACATCTGTAATTATAGTCGTCATTACTATTAAAGTGTATGAATATAAAAGTTTATAAACCATCCCGAAAGATATCTGTTCATATCATCAGTGAGCAATTGAATGATAGAAGCGGAGTTATTTCGCTTACAAATATTTTAGGGACAATGAAATTCAGAGGCTACATATTCGGTAGCAATACAGAAGATATGCGTAATGATTGGCGTATGATAGGCAATGATATTAGGAAAGCAATGAAGGTTTATGAAGCAAAATAATAAAAACGCAAAAGTGCTGCCCGAAAAAACGCCTAATATAGACAAGAACGAGCAGGCAGAAATTGTAAACTAAAATATTTTCAGTAACTTCAACGCATCTTATGAAAGGCGAAAAATTAGGAACTATCAATACAGACGATTTTGATTTAATCCGTTCTACGGTGTGTGGTTATCCAAATGCTGTTCCCTATGAACTCAAACGGTTTGGACTTATTAATGAAGAATAAAACAGATAGTTAGTGCGTTACACACATTTTTACGCTGATTCTTTTTTTACCTTTGCCATTAATATAAATATGTAAAATATGGATTTTAAAGATTCTGTAAAGCAACTTGCTGAAAAAATTGCTCAGTTAAAAGCTGGTATTCTCACTGAAGAAGCCACCAAAAATGCGTTTATAATGCCTTTTATCAATGCTTTAGGCTATGATGTATTTAACCCTTTGGAAGTAATCCCAGAGATGGATTGTGACCTTGTGAAAAAGAAAGGAGAGAAAATAGACTATGCAATAATGAAAGATGGAGCCCCTATCATCCTCATTGAGTGCAAGCACTGGCAACAAGACTTGTCCCTGCACGATACGCAGCTTAAGAAATATTTTGTTGCTTCAAAGGCAAAGTTTGGTCTACTCACCAATGGTATCCGCTATCTCTTCTACACCGATCTCGAAAATCAAAATATCATGGATGAAAAACCTTTTTTGGAGATAGATATAACCGATATCAAGGACCATCAGCTTGAAGAATTGAAGAAGTTCCACAAGTCCTATTTTGATATTGACAACATTCTTAATTCTGCAAGCGAATTAAAATATTCCAATGAATTGAAGAAAATCTTTGCAGCAGAGATTGTCAACCCTACACCTGAGATTGTAAAATATTTCACGAAAAAAGTCTATGACGGCATCATCACGGCTAAAGTACAGGAACAGTTTTCCGAACTCGTCAAGCGTTCTATCAGTAGTTATATCAATGAACTCATCTCTAAGCGTCTGAAAACAGCCCTTAGTTCTGAAGAACAACGGGAGGCTTCTGAAACAGCTGCCATAACATCTGAAACAGAACAAACGGATACTGCTACCACCTCCGACGACGGAATAGTTACAACCCAAGAGGAATTGGATGGATTTAACATTGTAAAGGCTGTAGTTCGTAAGTCCGTAGATGTATCAAGGGTCGCATATAGAGATGCTCTGTCCTATTTTGCAATACTGCTCGATGATAATAACCGAAAGCCTATTTGCCGACTCTATTTTAATGGTAAATCCAAAAAGTATATATCGACCTTTGATAAAAATAAGAAAGAAACGAAACATGAAATAACTGATTTGAATCAAATCTTCAATTTTGAAAAAGAGTTGTGTGATGCAATTACAGCATATGATGAGGTAACTATTCAGCGATAAGGTGTATAAACTATCGTTGATTATCAATAAGTTACATAAAATAGATACC